GATTAATTTTACACATTAAGCACCAATAATAAAAAAATTATTTATATATAATTTATATTAATGAGAAAATATATAATTATTTTTATTGTATTATTTATTATAATATCTATTATAATATATATGAATGATCCAATAAAAGACAAATATTTACTTCCACAAAATCAAACATCAACAGAACTACCATCAACAAAAGTATTAACAGATACAAGCTCAATAGAAAAAGATGTAATAATACCAAAAATATGTGTGTTACAAACAGATAACCGACCTTCATTGGATTATTTATTAAAAACACAAAAAGTTAATAAAAATTTTTGTGATATTTTAAAATATGATTATTTATTTTTAGAACTTGATAATAATAAATATGGAGATATTCATCCAGCAACAAAAAAAATATATATAATTAATGATTTTTTAGAAAATACAAACTACGAGGTATTAGTTTTTTTAGATAGCGATGCTTGGATACAAGATAGTTATTTGTTAAATCAAATAATTAATAATTTAATAAATAATAAAGAAAAACAAGGTTGTTTTTCACGAGACCCATATATAAAAAAAAATACATTTATAAATAGTGGTTCATTTATACTTAAGAATAATAATTATACAAAACAAATGTATAAAAATATAATTCACAATTTATGTAACAATAATTATTATCATAATAAGTGGCCATTTGATCAATATTATATAAGCAACTATATATTTGAAAATAAAGAAAACTTTATTATTTTTATTCCAGAAATATTGAATACTCCAACAGGAAAAATATTAAGACATAATTGGGGGAAAAATCAACAAATGTATGACGATTTAGATAAATTAATTAAATTTAAAAACGAAGTTATTAATATAACAGATTTTATTGAAACAGATTATTATGATAAACAAATTTTTCCAAATATAAATCCCAATTAATAAAGTTTAAAAAATTATTTTTATTTCTTTCTTCTTAATAAAGTTTAAATTCTGGAATATCTATTACATCACCAATTATATAAGTTTCATTATCTAGTTTAATTGAATTATTATTTAAATCTTTATCAACTTTACCAATAGGAAATAACATATCATAATCATAAACAATACCAGATTTATCATAATACCAATAAAATTCAGGTTCGGAATATATATTATCTTCTAATTTCTTTACAGCTTTAATTTTTCTTACTTTAATTTTTAATCTCAACGAATCTTTTGCATTTGAACCATTATCTATTTTCATATCATATTCAATTTTTTGTTGATATGCAGCACCAATTGGTTTTTCAAATAATGCTTCTTCATTAAATTGAAAACATTTATATTTTGAACCCATCATATTATGTGCTTTAAATAATTCACAATCAACCGCTACTTCTTTTACCGCTTCTATAAAAGATATCAATAAGTTATTTTTTTTACGAGATATATTTTCCATCTTTTCATCTGCTGTTTCTTTACCACTTTTTCTTATCATTTTATATCTAAATACATCTACGTTTCTTTCATCTAATGGTAAATCTTTATGTACACAGAAACGAACAGCACGACCCATAATTTGTTCAATACGAGCTTCATTCCAAAAAGGTTCTAAAATATGAACTTGTCTTGTATTTTTTAATGTAATACCTTCTGCACCAGCGGGTGATAACATAATAATTTTAACAACACGTCCATAAACATTTTCAATATCATTAAAAATTTTTTTATTTTGTTCTCTAGTAGGTCTATCAATAGCACCATGATATTCAATATGTCTAAAATTATCATATTTACCATTTATATTTAAATTAGGATATTTAATCTCCGAATCTTTATGAAAATCAATAAAGCCAAAAAAATTTAAGTAAATTTTAAATATTTGTAAACCTTCCATTTCTACATAGTTTGAATAAACTAATACGGGACCTTTTGATTTGAATATATTAAATATACAAGTTACAAATTTAGGAGAATAACTATATAACATATCAAAAATAGATGATTTTTTCTTTTCTTCTGCTAAAAAATTTGAAAAACTTGATTTATATTTTTCACGCCAAGTTTTAATATCATCATTTAAAGTATGTTTTGCTTCTTTATCTTGATTATGTTTTTCTTTTAAATAATCTATAAAACCATTTATATATGATTTTATTGCATTATCATAAGCTAATACTTCGTTATCATTTAATTTAAGTTGTTTAATTTTATTTACTTCTTTACCTTCGTCTATTAAAGTAGCATCTTGATCTTTAATTTTAAATTTACCAGGTCTTGGTCTTAATTCACCATTTATTTTATCACTAATATGTGGAAAAACAAAGTTAGATGCTTGACGTGTATAAATATTATAAGTTGATGGTTGATCACCTACTTTACCACGAGACATTTTTCTATTTATTTTTTCTCTTTCTTCTTCTATTTCTTCAAAATGATTATAAATTTCTTCTTGATATTTGTCCATCAAAATTTTTTTATAAAAAATAGTTTTAATAGGAAATTTATCAGGAGTTGCACCTAAATAATAAGATACTAAACCTAAAATTCTTCTTTGAAACATATTTTTAGTATTTTCATTTAATGATTCATAGTTAGTATTAGAAATATATAATTGTTCAAAAATAGCTTCACTTGTCGGAAAAGAACCCGGTCTTAATAAATTAAAAATTAAAGCAAATTCAAAAGGATTATTTACAACAGGAGTAGCAGATAATAATATAATTCTAGTATTTTGATTATCCTTTTTTTCTTGTTGAATATAATCATAAATTACTTGACCTCTTTTTCCTTTTTTAGAACTAATATTATTATAAACATTAGTGATAAATCTATGTGTTTCATCAATAATAAATAATGATTGTTTAGAACTGTCTGCTTTTTTTACTTTTTCTAAAAAATCTCTATCAGCAAATGGTGAATCATAGTGAATAAAAATTAAATTGTTCATTCTATCTTCATTATTTTCTTTAGATAACCAATTTTTTAAATCTTTCATCCAAGGATCATCTTCTAATGCAGCAGGAATTAAAAGAAAAACATTCCATTTAGGAGTATAATTATACAGAATATTATAAACATTAATAGCTGATACCGTTTTACCTGCACCTACACCATGATAAACTAACATATCTTTGAAAGGTGAACGGTAGTTTAAATATTCGCCAATAAATTGTTGATAAATTGTTAATTTATTAGCAATAATAGGTTCATTACAAGGATCTTCGCCTTCTTTTCTAATAATTTCAGGTAATATAAACTTTTTAAAATTTTTCATTACCCAACTTGGAAATAATCTACCATTTTGTTCAAGATTTATAATAGTTTTAGACATTATTATAAACCTAGAAAATTTTAATAATTTAATTTAGTAATTTTTAATTTATTTTTTTAATATTTCATTTCCGGAAAAATTATCATATTTATAATTTGGTACTTTTCCTGGAACGCCTTTAGGGTTATATCTAAATTTAATTAGTTTTCCAGATTCTTTTTTCTTTCGTTCTTCTAGTCTTGACATTCTTAATGGATCTTCTGTTGAACCTAAGCACTGTAATGTAAATTCTTGGTAAGGTGTTCTATCTAAAATTGTTTTATTATGTGTATTTAAATAATTTTCACGCGCTTTTAATAATCGAGTAATTAAAATAATATAATTATTTTTTTCTATTGAATCTCTTCTTGTATATGCATATTGATAATCAACTAATAAATATAAAAATATTAATTGAAATGTTCCAAAATAAACTTTTTTTTTATCAGAAAAATGATTTACAATACATCTATTATTATGACCATATATTTTTAATATACAATTATTATTATGATAATATTCAGTATGTTTATCATAAAATTGAAAATAAGGATAAAACTCTTTTGATGTTATATTTTTAAAATTATTTCTTAAAAAATTACCAATTTTAACTTTATCTTCATTGTAATTAATAGTAACAGCTTGATAGTAAGGATAATTTTCAACTACTAATTTTTTATTAGATTTTTTAACTAAATAATTAAAAGCATAATGTCCAATTATAATTAATTGTGAATTATGAAATATTTTATGTCTAATAAATCTTTTAATATCTTTATTTTCATTTTCATATTGTGGTACATTTTTATGTAAAGATAAATCAAATGGATAATATTTTATTAATGTTGAAAATCTAAAAAATGTTCTATCCAATCTAAAATATGATGTTAATGGATCTGCATAAACACGAAATGCATCAATTAACATAAAATGTGGATGAGTATAATAAAACCCATTATCTTCTATTTTAGGTATATTATCATAAATATTTTTAGGCATATAAGTTAAATCGCAATAATTAATAAAATTAACAAATATCTTATATGTATCATTATGTACACCTTCTGCACCTTGAACATATTTAAATTTTCTTGAATGTAATAAATCACTTAATTCTACAACATCTTGTAAAGGTTCGTAAGTATAAAATTCAATATCAGCTAAATCTAATTCTTTATAAAATACATCTGATTTATTTTTTATTTTAATTAAATGATTTTGAGCATAACCACCATAAATTATTTTTTTTTTTTTCTTAATAAATTCTAATATTACCTTATATACTTCTTTAAATTCTATTATTGTTGGTTCCATAATTTCCAGTTTCTTTTTCATTGCATCATCTTTAATCATATCTATGTTTTTTCTTATTAAATCAACATCATCTTGTTTATACATTAAATAAAATTAGATTTAATTTATAAAAAATTAAATATCTATATCAATATTAATTTCTTCTTTATTATTTGAATTTGTAAATAAATTCTCATATGTATTTGTTGAAAATAAACTATAATTATTTAGTGGTTTTACTTTTTCCCATTCTATTTTAAATACTTCAAAGTTTAATTCATTCAATTCTTCTAATTTTTTATAAATATTAAATTTTAGACTAAATATTTCTGGTATTTCAAAGTTTTCTATTTTTTCTTTTTCATTTTTTAATTTTTTATATATTTTTAAATCATATTCATAAGATTCCTTTTCTTCTGCTAATTTTATTTTTTGTTTTTTTAATTCATTAATTTGATGTTTTGTATCTATTTTCATTTGCATTAATTTTGTATATTCTTCTGATTTAATTAATTCTTTATATTCTTCTGATTCATTTAATTCTTTTTTTATATTTTCTATTTTTTTTTCTTTAATTATCTCTTTTTTTTCTGATATAATTTTACTTTGATAATTAGTATTTTCAATATTTAAACAATTAATTGAATTTATATTATATTTTTTAATTTTAATATCATCTTTATTAAAAAAATTATTTTGTAAGCATCCATTTATAAAATTATTTAATATTTCTTCATTATCATAAATACCAATTGCTTCATTTTTTAAAATTAATATAAAACCAACTAACATTAATATTAAATAATATTAATCCTTAAATAAAAATATTTATTAAAAAAAATTAATCTTATACTTTTTTATTTACAATAAATAATTAATCATCATCTGATGTTGACTGTGATGATGTCATTTTAGATAGAGTATCAAGTTTTTGTTTACTCTCTATCTTACTCTTATTATTTTCCATAGCTAGTTGTACATTCTTAGCAAAAACTATTTCAATAAGCTTTTGAAGAATATCATTCATATTTTTTTCTTGCCATTCTTGGTCCATAGATAGTTTTTCAGATTGTTCTTCAATGTAAGACTCATACTCTAGAAACTTAACGGAAGCCGCTTTTATAATAGCAGCTTCATTAATTCTAGCAAGTTGAGATGCTTTTAGCGTTTCTGTAAAACGGTCCATGTTAAAGAGTTTAAAGTTTATTATTTATTTATAATTATAGATTAAAACCCTTAAATTTTCAATTTTTTAATTATTTTAGTATAAATAGTT